CTAATTGCTAATAATACAGCAAGAGGAATTGTAGTAGGTCAAAATACAACACATGTTGGATTGTATTCTGAAGATACAGATAGAAATTTTGAGTATGTTGAAGGCCTAGATTTAAAAATTAAAACTGTTCGTGAAGAACGAGTTGATTTTAGTCTCTTAGAGGAAAATATAGATGAGGTAATACTTAACCTCGGAACAGGTCAAGGCGCTACATTTCAACCTGGTGCTCCACTTGAAAATTCAGAGACTGTTGCGCTAAACACGGATCTACTTAATAATGAAAATTATAGAGGACAAGATTTACTACAGACTGTGGTAGGTACTGCTGCTAATTCGGGTATAGGATTTGTAGATTCGATGACTATAGATAGCGCTGGTACAGGGTATAGTATAGGTCAAAACATTACATTTTCTGGTGGAGGTTATGCTGAAGGCCCACCACTTGTTCAGGCATTTGCAGAAATAACAAATGTTGGTGGCTCTGGTGAAATTACTGAAATTACCGTTGTAAATCCAGGTCACGGCTATTGGACAACTCCTACATTTACGCTTCCATCTACCAGTGGAGATGTTGCAAATGTTTCAATTATTATGGATTTTGGATATGGGTTTCCTAAAAACGTTCGTGGTAATTCGACAACTCAATTTCAAAATTTATTTACTTTTGACAACTTCACAATGGGTAAAATTGCTTCTTTAACACGAATCAATACAGGTTCTAATTATAATATTGAGCCATTTGTTAAGATTCTTAATCCATATGTTGCAGCATATAATAAGCAGGACTTTTCTCTTGTTGTGAATATGACTAGTGGTCAAAGGTTTACAATCGGTGATATTATTTCACAGTATGATGATTCTAAAGGAGAAGTTATTTCTCAAAATTTAGATGAAAATGGTGTTGGTACAATAACTTTAAAAAGAACATCATTTAATGTTGTATGGACTGTAAATGATACAATAACTGGTTCTAGTGGGTCTACAGCAACACTTCTTGCGTATGAAACAATAGCATCATCTAAACCCATGGGTGATAATGCGGTGATTGATGCTGAGGTAGTCGTTGCCGATGGTGTGGCTACTGGTTTAGAAATTGTAAATTCTGGTTATGGATATGAAGATAATAAGCAAGCAACACTTACAAGAACATCTAATCCTTTTGTTATTACTGCTAATACATCAATTGAACAGCAAGGTCTTGGTGAAGGTTATTGGTCTACAGTAACGTCACATTTGAATGATGCTGCCAAAATACACGATAACAAATATTATCAAGAATTTTCATATGATATTCAAACTGGGGTCTCAATTGATAAGTATAGAGATATTGTTAAGAGTGTAGTTCATGTTTCTGGTACTGAACTATTTGGAACTGTTGTTAAAAATTCAAATATAAATATAAATGTCGCCGCTGCTCCTTCGACCAGCGATTCTGTGCAAACCTTATAAAGTAAGAAGAAGATGGGTAAACTAGTTACAGACAACTTTAAAACACATATAGCAGCACAGTTTATCGAATCTGTATCAGAGTTCGACAACACAAACTATTATGTTTTTGCTGGTAAAAGTTTACCTTTTGCCGACGATAATACGCCGCCAAATCCAAACACTGGTTTGATAGATGTGTTTAATACCACATGGGATGATATGATTTTTGGTAAAAAAGTTACTAATGCAGACATCAAACATATGATCAAAAGAATCGATTGGGAAAGTGGTACAGTATATGCTCAATATGACCCTAAAACACAGAATCCTTCAGATTTAACAATCAATAACTTTTATGTAGTTACTTCACAATCAAGCCAATATCACATATTTAAATGTTTAAACAATAATGGAGGCGCGCGGTCAACATCAAAACCTTTGTTTGGCGCTGGTGGCACTACGGCAGATGATGAGTTTTATCAGACAAGTGATGGTTACATTTGGAAATATATGTACACCATTAGTTCTGCTGAATGGAATAAATTTGCTACAAACGACTATGTTCCTGTAATACCAAACGCTAATGTAACAGCAAATGCTATTAATGGTGCTATTGAATCAATAGACATTATAAGTGCTGGTAGAAACTACAATGCGTATGCTACTGGTAGATTTAAAGAAATTTCTGTTGCAGGCGATAACACAATACACTCTCTTGAGTCTGGTGTTTATACGTTAACAGTAGCGAACTCAGCACAATTTGTTGTGGGTGGCGTAACGTTTAGAACTTCGGCCAATGCTGCGATTGATCCTATTAATGGCATAGCAGCAGCCGCTACAATCACTTCAATAGATACAGATTCAAATACGATAAGTTTAATTAACGTAAGAAGCGTTAATCTCGAAATTAATATGAAAGTTTATCAGCAAAATAATGGTAATGCCATTGATGATATTTCAGATATTCTAATACGAGGTGAAAGAGTTTCTGAAATCACAGATTTTTATAAAGATAGTGCTATCTACATTCGTTCTGGTGCTGGTGCTGGTCAAGTTCGTACAATTGCTGAATATGTTGTTACAGGCCAGGAAAGACGTGTAGTCTTAGCTTCTGCTTTCGCAACAACTCCCGATCTCACTTCAACTTGGGAAATCGCTCCAAAAGTGACAATCAACGGCGATGGTACTGGTGCATTGGCAATTGCAAGTGTAGATAGTACGGCAAACTCGATATCAAATGTTGAAATTGTAAATCGTGGATCAGGATATACGTTTGCTGAAGTAAGAATTACTGGCGCAGGTGATAGTCAGACACTTGCTAATACTTCTGTCCTTCTTGGTCCTCCGGGTGGTCATGGTTCAGATGTGATTAATGAACTTTATGCTAACAAAGTAGGAATATCAGTAACGTTTTCTAATACTGAAAGCAATACTATTTCTACATCAAACGATTATCGTAAAATAGGATTGATTAAAGATCCGTTATGGGCAAATGTAAATATCACTTTGAACAGTGGAGAGAATCCTTCTCTATTTACTGTAGGTGAGACTGTAATTCAATATTCTCCACAATCTTCTAATACTCTTCTACGAACTTTTGTTTATGATATTGGTAGATATCAAACAATCACAGCCAATGTTGATATTTTAGCAAATAGTTCTGTTAATACTTGGGGTGTTGGAACAACAATTACGTCAGAAGATAAAGTCGGTACAATCATTGCATATGACAATGCCGCTAATACGATTAACATCAGACTATCGACGACAAGCGCTGCCTTTTCAGATAGTGATGTAATTAGTAATAGCACAGTAACAAGAGAAATCGTATCAATTAGTGCTGAAGAACCACCAACTGTTCAAACGGCTGATGGTCATGGTTTAGCGAATGGTATAGCAATCGCATTTCATAATTTAGATGGTACTGCACTTGTTGCTAACACAGAAGAAATATTTTATGTTAAAACAACTGAGAATGCAAATACTTTTACTGTGTGGACAGATTCTGGTCTTTCTACTCCTTTTGATAACTCAGCGAATAGCGCGGCAACAACAGGATATGTTACTACGACAGTTAATGGTGCAAAAAGTGATCTCGCTACTGTTTTACTGGCTGAGTATACATTCACAGGGAATAATGCTGTTATCAGTGGTTTAGATAATAATGGATATAATTTTGGATACAACTCAGATTTGGTTAGTGCTATTGCAAAATTAGATGATGATGTGATGAGTGCCACTTACACTTCTAACACATTTACAATTACGAATGCGACTTTAGATACTGCTGATAGAGTTAATGTTGAATTGTATACTGCTTCAGAATCAGTTCTGGAAGAAAATTTTGTCACAAGTTCAAGAGGTGAAGTTACCAATAGAGGTGGCGGTCAGATTAGATTAACAAAAGTTGATGGTCCATTCTCTACTGGTCAACAAATAAAAGGATTGACTTCTGGAACTATAGCGACGGTTGCAAGTGTCGATAATACATTAAATGTGTTTTCTCAATTAACTGAACTGTCTGTACAAATCACAGATAACAGTAGTGATCTTGGAGTGGGCGTTTCTGGTACTGGTTTTGCTTTAGACGAACAAGTTGTACAAAGTCAACCTAATATAGGTCCAGTGGTAATTGATAATGCACATTATGCTAGCGGATACGTGCACGCTGTATCAAATACTATCACACGATTTGTTACTGCAGTATCGACAGATACAGAAGCAATTGTTACCACAAATATTGCTCATGGATTCTCAAACGGTCAAGTTGTTTCATTCGAAGGTTTGAATGGATCAGTCTTGTCAAATACAGAGCCTTTGTATTATATAACGACCACTGGCACAGCCACGCAATTCAAAGTTACATATGGATCAACGTATGCTGGAAGTCAAAACGTGAATAATAGTGGTAACACAACGGCAAATAGCGGTGTTGCTATCAGCTCTGGTGTTGGATTAACAGGTACTGGAGCTCTTAGGACAATTTATCTAAATAATGTAACAGGTATATTTAATGAAGATGAAGACATTAAAACAATTACTGCCGGCGGAGATGTTGCAAAAGCCAGCATTACGAGTAGGATTGATGCTGATTTAATTGACAATACTGGTGAAGTAATATACATAGAAACAATACGTCCAGTTCAACGCTCTGATGATCAATCAGAAAAAGTTAGACTAATAATAGAATTTTAAAGGATATTTTCTTAGATGGGCCTCAATACTAATTTCACGAATGCGCCATATTTTGATGATTTCAACGAAGATAAGAATTTTCATAGAATTCTTTTCAAACCCGCTGTTGCGGTTCAAGCTCGTGAATTAACACAGTTACAGACTATTCTTCAAAATCAAATTGAGAGATTTGGTGATAATATCCTTCAAGAAGGCTCAATTATAAGAGGTTGCAACTTTAACTTTATTGAAAGACTTCCCTACGTTAAGATTAAAGACCTTCAGACTGATGGTCAACCAGTTGTTATGTCAAACTATAAAAATTTAAAGGCAGTTGGTGTTCTTACAGGCGTTGAAGCTCTTGTTATTGATACAAGTACAGGATTAGAGTCTGCTGGTCAAAGCACAGGAATTCTTAATACTTTATTTTTAAGATATGTAAAAAGTGGTAATGGCGGTGAAAAAATTTTCAGCACAACAGAAAACATTCGATTAGAAGGGTTTTCTAACTATAGATCAGATATTACAGATGGTCAAACTGTTACAACTGTGACAGCAGCCGGTGGAGTTCCTGGTCAAAGCGTAAATGCTATTGGTAATGGTGTTGGTTTAAAGATTTCTGATGGCGTCATCTATCAAAAAGGTGCTTTTATTCGTGTTGATGAGCAATTACTCGTTGTAGAAAAATATAGTATTTCACCAGACGGAATTGTTGTTGGTTTTGTAACAGAAGAAACCATTATCACTAGCATAGTAGATTCTACGTTATTAGATAATGCTGAAGGGTACAACAACGAAAATGCACCAGGAGCGGATCGAGTTAGGTTAACTCCAATACTATCGGTGAAAACTCTTACCGAAGCTCAAGCAGACGAAAGGTTCTTTACTCTTGTAGAATATCAAAACGGGTTTCCTGTACGCAGAAGGCAAAATACTGTATATTCCACTCTTGGTAAAGAGATGGCAAGGCGAACATTTGAGGAATCCGGCAACTATTATCTTGAACGTTTTAATTTATCAATTGAAGAAAATGCTAATACTTCACTTCTTGATGTACGAGTTGGTTCAGGTAAAGCATATGTCGATGGTCAAAGAATTGAAACCTTTGGTTCAATTGATGTTCCTATTAGAGCCGATAATGCTGATCACAAAGCGATAACCAATCAGGTAATTACTGTTAATATGGGTAACTATTATATTGTAGATGAACTACAAGGTAATTTCCCGTATGGCTCAATCACAGAAGTTAAACTCTATAACGAACATCAAAATGCAGCAACAGCAAATACTTTAGGAGCAGCAACTGGTACGTTAATAGGTACCGCACAAGTTCGAGGATTACAATATCATAGTGGGGATGCAGGTTCTCCTGCTTGTCAATATAGACTTTATGTTTTTGATGTGAGAATTACAAATAATTCTTATAAGCCAACAGATGTTAAAAGTGTTGTATTTAATGATAATGGTGGTAACTTTGAAGGTGCTGCTGATATTGTCTTAGCAAATAGTCTTCCAAAAATATATGAAGAGAATCTTAAAAAAGCATTTTGGGATGTTGGCAAAAATGCAATTAAAACGGTGTCTGATTTAGTATACATCGAAGGAGTTTCTGTAGCAACAGAGATTATTGGAAGTACTGTTACACTTAGTTCATTAACTCTTGATTATGGAGATGTTACATTATCTGCCGATATAAAAAGAAGAGATATTATTGTTGTACATGAAAATGGTGATATTATTGACACGGATAATTTGACTATTGTAATTAGTGGTAGTGGTACAACAATGACAATTACAGGATTCAGTTTGAGTGGCAATGTGAGAGTTTATTACAAAAGAAAACGAAATGTTTCTCCTGGGTCAAAACAATCGAGAACAGTCTTTATTGAAGTTGATTCTGTCACTAATCCAGGTGGTACAAGCGGTGAGTATTCTTTAGGATTACCTGATGTGTACAAGATTGAAGCAGTATATAAAGGAGCAAGTAGTGTTAGTGAGTCAAGCGATGTTGTCACTAATTTATTCACATTATATCCCAATCAAAGAGATGCTTACTATGGTTTGTCTTACGTCAAATCAAAACCAGCATTGACAGTTTCATCAGGTGATGTTCTATTATTCAAAGTGAAAGTATTTGAAACGAGTCATGCAGGTTATTTTGATGTGAGAAGTTACATATTTCCTTCAAGTTCAATTAACTACGAAGACATTCCTGTTTATACGTCTGAATTTAATGTAGAGTATGATCTAAGAAATGTTATAGATTTCAGACCTTATGCTGATAAAGATCCCGCCGTTGGGTATAATACTACAGCAGCATCGGCTAGTATAGCAAATACTGCGATAACAGATGCGCCAACATTCACATCAACTGACTATTGGCCGCCAGCACCAGGTGAAAATATTGATATAGATTATTCATATTTCTTATCTCGTATTGATAGAATTACACTTGACGGTGATGGTGTGTTCAGTATTCTTGAAGGTGTTGCAACAGAAAATCCTACTCCACCATCAAAGCCAAGCAGAGGCATTTCTCTCGGGTTAATTAAAGTACCAGCATATCCTCCTTTAACATCTGCCCAAGCAAATACATCTAAAAAAATCAACTATGCTGTTAGAATTAGTCCAGATCGAATGGCAAAAGGCTATGATATGGCTGACATCAATAAGATGGACAGACGATTAAAGAATATCGAGTATTATACTGTTCTTAATTCTTTAGAGCAACAAACTAAAGACCAACTTATTCTTGATGGTAATGGTTTAGATAGATTTAAAAATGGTATCTTTACTGATATATTTGAAAATTTCAATAAAGCAAATGCTGCTTCTCCAGAATACACTGCTGCTATTGACACCTCTTATAAAGAATTGACACCTCGATTCAGACAATTTAATATGGATCTAAAAGTTCATTCAACAAGTAATGCTACGAACTTTAATGATAAAGCAGTGTTACTGAATAAAACTGATAAAGTTCTTATTAATCAAACTTATGCAACTAACATTCGAAACTGTGTTACGAATCTTTATTCATTTGATGGTAAAGCATTTATATTCCCAGAAATTGATAACAATTATGACGTTACACGAGCCCCAGATTTAACACTTGATCTTTCAGCGGATGCAATTCTTGGGGCAGATATTATTGATAAAATATCTGAATTATTTGATCTTTCTGATGTTACGTCCGAACAGGTAACATCTCAAGTTCTTGGCAGCACAACACGGGTTTTTGACGATTTCGAAACTGACATCGAAAGAACTACCACTTCTTCGCTTGTGACAACGACCACAACTACAACCAGTTTTCAATTAACACAAGCGGAAGCAAACGTACAACAGGTTGGTGATTTTGTTGCAAAT